TCATACTTCAATTTCAATGCCAGATTTAAAGCTGATCACAAAATGCTCTTCGTACACCGTGACGCTTTGGATCAGCTTCCTTACTAAAGTGTCATCATACAGTAGGGTGCGATATTTGTTCCTGCGGATAAATCCTATCAGTTCGTTGATCCGCTCATTCTCACCACTTAAGGATGCATCTTCCACAAGAAGGCACTGTCGCTCTTCACGGAGCTTATCAATCTCATCAGCTAGGAATTCGTAATCTTTTCCCTTGTTGGCAAGGCTGATTACTTCTTTCTGCTTTTCCTCTAGTAGTTTGTTAATTTCTGAAATCTTATATTCTGTGGTGTCACCAATTACCGCATGGATGTTTTCTTCCAAGGTTCTTATCATGTTATCACCCCCGGCAAGAAGTCTATTAATGGCAGTCATAACCGCATCATATAAATCTCCTTCCTTTACCGTCCGGTTCTTGCACGTTTCAGGACCTTGTTCTATTCTTGTAACGCATCGCCATACAAACTCTTTTCTTCCGCGTATATTCCAATACACCCGTCTGTAAATGTCCCCGCAATCACCGCAGAAGGTTATGGTGCTCAAAGCGTACTTACTACTATAGAGTCTTTTGTTTTTATCTGCTCCTGTGTAAATATTATTCCTGCGATGAAGTTCTTCCTGAGCCTGTAAAAATAGTTCCTTTGGTATGATCGCCTCATGGCTATTTTCAACATAATACTGTGGGACATGGCCTTCATTCTTGACTCTTTTCTTTGTAAGGAAATCCACCGTAAAGGTCTTCTGTAATAGGGCATCGCCGATGTACTTTTCGTTCAAGAGAATCTTCTTTATGGTCTCTGGTCGCCATCTTGGTTTTCCTGCAGCTGTTAAAATACCGTCCTTCTCAAGACCCCGACCAATGCCAGCTAGGCTTTTCCCCTCAAGGTATTCTCTGTAAATGCGCTTAATAATGCCAGCTTCTTCTGGAACTATGATCAGGTTGCCTTCTTCATCTTTCGTGTACCCCATAAAGCGATTATGGTTGACCTGTACTTTCCCTTGCTGATATCGGTATTGAAGTCCAAGCTTCACGTTTTGGCTAAGCGATTGGCTTTCTTGCTGTGCGAGGGATGCCATTATGGTCAGAAGAACCTCCCCCTTGGTATCCATTGTATTGATGTTCTCTTTCTCGAAAAATACTGAAATATTCTTGTCCTTGAGCTGCCTAATATACTTTAGGCAATCCAGAGTATTTCGAGCAAATCGACTAATGGATTTTGTTATCACCAGATCGATGTTCCCCTCCATACATTCATCAATCATGCGGTTGAACTCTTCTCGTTTTTTCGTGTTTGTGCCTGAAATACCATCATCTGCAAATATGCCTGCAAACTCCCATTCAGCGTTTTTCTTTATGAAGTCTGTGTAATGAGCTATCTGCACCTCATAGCTGGAGTTCTGCTCTTCCGTTTCTGTAGAAACTCTGCAATAGGCAGCAACACGCAGTTTCTTTACTTTTTCTTTTGCAGCTGTACTTCCCACCCTTTTTCGTGCTGGAATTAAAGTTATATTTTTCTCTGCCAATTTATACCTCACTTTCTATCAGACTATACAGGTACTCCGCTCGCACTACTGGATCATCTGGAAGTTTACCTTCTGATTTTCTCATTTTAAATCGCTCTATAGGAGGGGGTGCACTAAAAGCTGCAAGCTCTACAATCCGCCCCAGATCCTTCGCACGCTTACTTCTAACTTCCTCAGCTTTATCGAATGTTTCTTTATCGATGATCGCTGGATACACTTCATTACCAAGATAATGGACGTTTTTCAAAATAAGTCCCATGGAAGAATGTGTCTTTTCAATGCCTGCTTGTTCACCGGCCACAGCTAGGGAAAGCCCTGAAATGTATTTTTCAAAGAAAACCCTCACTTGATCTGCTGCCCTCTCATCGACAGTAACAATACCATCTGTAATTGTATATCCGTATGGTACATAAGCCATTTACCTCACCACCCTTTCTTTCAGGGAAAGTCCACATTTCATTCTAAATGTTAGTTCGTCCCTAGAATTTACAATGATATTCTCTACAAACTTTTCAAATGCCTCGTCCGTATAGTTACCATCAAACTTATCTTTTGACACATGATCAAGAAGCGCCTTTACTTCATCTTCCTGTGATGTGCCACTTGTAAAGGTCATGACCAAGTTTGTCTTCTCAGTGGTTAGATTTTTTATTTCGCTATCCAGAGCATTTCGTTCCTTGCTAAAAAGTGCTGGTTCAAGAAACCCTTTTGTCATAAGGCCAATAAGCGTATTGCGCTCTTCGGTCAATTGCTCCATTCGCTTATCGATGGCATCAATTCTTTCAAGGTCGCACTCTTCTTGGTTTTTACTTATAGCATCATAAAGTGGCTCAAGGATTATCTTCCTGCTGTACGCGAGCTTATTCATCATAGTTGCAAAGGTTGACTTTATCTCTCCATCCCGAATAAATAGCATGGAGCAGCTGTTCTTGTCTTCAATATGCCCTATGCAGCTCCAGGATATGTATTTTCTTCCAGCAGAGAAGTTTGTTCTTCGTTTGAACTTAGAACCGCACTCCCCACAGATGATTCTGCCACTTAATACGTATCTATTTTTATACACCTCAGTGTTGGCAGTTTTTCTAATATTCTTTGCCCTTTGTGTCATCAGCTTTTGTGCCTTAGAAAACACTTCTTTGCTGACGATGGGCTCATGATGATTCTTGCAGTAAAATTGGTCTTTCTCACCTTTATTAGGTCGTCGATTGTAGTTGCTGTCGGTGTAAGTCTTTTGGAAAAGCGCATCCCCTTTGTATTTTTCATTTCGGAGCATATCAATCACTGTTCCTGTGCTCCAATGATTACCTCTTCTTGCAGGAATCTTGTCCCTGTTAAGGCCCTTTGCGATCACACTTCCACCTTTGCCTGAAAGGCACTCTGAAAAAATGCGCTTAACAACTTCTGCTTCTTCTGGAACGATGACCATCTCACCATTCACATTGGCATAACCATAAGGTGGACTGCCAATAATGAAACTGCCATTTTGAAATTTTTTGCTGATTGACCATGTCATGTTCTGTGAAATGGATGCTGACTCTTCTGCCGCAAACCCAGATAAAATAGAAAGCATTAACTCACCTTCCATATCACCTGTGTTTAGATTTTCCTTTTCAAAATAAATGAAAACACCAATATTTAAGAGCTGTCTTACCAGTTCTAAACAATCCATGGTATTACGTGCAAACCGGCTTATAGATTTGGTGATAATAAAATCAATCCGTCCACTTTCACAATCGCGAATCATGCGAAGAAGCTCAGGTCGCTTTTCCTTTTTCGTCCCTGATATCCCTTCATCATAATAAAGCCCTGCAAACTCCCATTCTGGATTGGACTTGATGTAGTTTTCATAGTGCTCCCGCTGAGCTTTAAGGCTTTCTAACTGTTCATCGCTATCTGTCGAAACCCTAGCATATGCGGCCACTCGAAGTTTAATATTTGATGACCGTGTTTTATTCAGTTCATCGATCTTTGTTATCTTTTTCATTGTCTAACCTCGCTTTCATTACATATATCACTCTAAAAGCCACTAATAGCAAGTGATTTAGGACATAATCTCGGCTAGCTTTGGTGAGAATTTCTGTCGGTTTAATGCAGATATTCTGCGTCGTTCATCATCTGTAATCATGCCTTCTTTATGGAGCATTCCGATAATGCTTTCTGCTATATAAAAGTCATACTCTCTTTGCAACTGTTCCTCTGTCATCGGTTCTGTCTCACCCTTGATCGGGCTACCATCTTTTACTTCAATTATCTTCATAAAAAAAACACCTCCTACCTGGTAGCCACGGCAAGAGGTGAAATCTGATGTTTTAACTAATCTTTCTTATAAAATTCGCATTCATAACCATCGGCATCAAGGAGCAGACCCTTTGCCCAAGGAGGGACTCTACTCATCTGCTGGCATACCGTATCAAGTGACATGCTTTGATCCGCCTCAATAATAACCTCATCATGCACATGAGCCACAATGCGGTAAGAGCTTAGAGTCTTTATGGCATGCATCAAAATATCACGAGAGATTGCTTGGACAATGTTTTCTACAAACTTAGGCCCATAGCTTTCAAGTCGATCCCATTTTTTAGTAGCACCGACACCTTCGTAAGTGACCGATTCACCACCGAAGATATTCTCACCAATCTTTGGTTTAACATAGGCAAGCTGCCTACCAGAAGGAAGAACGATAAAGAGCATTCCACTCCTGTAATGAAACTTAATATTTTGTATTTCTTGAGATTGCTTTTCTTTGATGCACTTCTTAGCTGCTCTATCCACATCCCACCAGAATTTTACGATGTACGGATTGGCCTGCCTCCAGGCATTAACTAGGGGTTTTAATTCTTCCTCCTCAAGGCCCATATCCAGTGCGCCCATAGCCTTTAAAGCTCCCACTGATCCACCATAACCTAGGGCCAGTTCTGCGATCTTGCCTTTCTGCCTTAAATGCCCATTCACACCATGCTTTTCTACCGGGATATTAAACATCTGTGATGCGGATGCACAATAAATGTCACCGCCGCTTGCAAATACTTCATTTCTCCATTCTTCACCCGCAAGCCATGACAACACACGAGCCTCAATGGCAGAAAAGTCGGCAACTATAAACTTACAGCCTTTCTTTGGCACAAAAGCTGTCCGAATAAGCTGTGAAAGAGTATCTGGTATATCTTCATATAGCAATTCAAGTGCTTCAGAATCACCATTTTTTACGATGCTTCGTGCCTCTTTTAAATCCTGCATATGGTTTTGAGGTAAGTTCTGCAGCTGCACTATTTTTGAGCTGAAGCGTCCTGTCCGATTGGCGCCCAGAAAAGTGAACATACCACGAATCCTGCCATCAATGCAGACTGCATTTTCCATTGCAGAATATTTCTTAACAGAGGACTTTGCCAGTTGCTGACGGAGTTTAAGCACCTCAGCTAGATGCTCCGGCGCTTCCTTCAATAGTTCTGCCACAGCCTTTTTACCGAGGGTATCTGTTTCCACACCGTTTTCAGAGAGCCAGCCTTTCATCTGTTGCACTGAGTTTGGATTATCAAGTTCTGTTACTTTCTGCATCTGATTCATCAGCTTGGTGCGTGACATCTCATCCATAGTAATGGCCTGTTTTACAAAGTCCATATCTACCTTTATGCCTCGATCGTTAATTCTCTCACTCAAATGATATTCATCCCATACGAAATCTGGCACAGGAAATTTAATCAATTTCTGCTCAATCTCCATCTCTGCCTCGACATCACGTATGTTATAGGATTTGAATCTCTCCCATTTGTCTGGATCGTCAGATGGTAAATTTCTTATGCGGTTTCTATTTGTCTTAGTCGGGCTACAAGGAGAACAAAAGAAACGAATCAGATCTTTACCTTCCATCATTTTTTGCTTCCCAAGGCCAAGAACCGCACCCACACCTACTAATGATAACGGCAGCCCCATATATGCTGCCCATGTCATTGTGCACCTCCATGATTCAGGAGGAATATACTTACCCACTGGGTATCCCAGAAAGCGTGAGAAGCATATCCGCTCAAAGGAAGCATTATGAGCATATTTTATAACTTTATCATCTTCTATTGCAGAAAGTATTACTGGTGGTATCTTTTCACCGCGGGCTAGATCGATTATTTTAACCTCACTTCCGTCTGTGGAATAGGCAAAGAGCAGTATTTCAAAATCATCTGCCTGAACATAACGATACACACCACACTTTGCTAAATTGACGCTACTATAAGTTTCAATATCACAATGTAACGTTTTTATTTCAGCCATGCATATCTATCTCCATTCTTTATTTTGCTTATAGCCTGATGCCCCACACCATACAACTCTCCAAGCCGAGTGCAGGTAAACCCGCAGAATAATCCGAATCGTATTCCTTCAACATCATCCGTGGTAAGTTTCTTCCATGCCTTGCCTTGGCGATAAACATCATAAACATTTTCAGTCTGCGTATCATATCGAAGGTTCACTAGACGGTTATCTCTGGGATCCCCATTTGCATGAAGCACATACATACTATCTCTTTCACCTACAAAAGCAGCCATAACCAAATGATGAACTGCAAAGGTTTGTCTTGGATCATTTAGGACAACCATTAGGTAATTACCTCGCTTTCCGGGTCGAAGTATTCTTTCCTTTAATAAATAATCAAACCCGCCATTCTGATTACTACTATGAATTACACGTTCAAGACTCTTTATTCTGCACTCACTGCTTGCTTGGTACTTCCCCTCATATCCGGGTATGTCTTTCCATATCTCATCCATTCAATGCACCTCCTAAAAAAGCAGGTGGCAGAGGAAATACCCCCACCACCGTCAATTGGCCTTTTCTATTAAGCAAGGAAGTCATCGTCTGCAAGTGTTGTGAAATCGTCTGCTGCAGAAGTCTTACCACCAAGAGGCTCACCATCTTTAATTTTTTGAATGTTGCCAAGTCCGCAAGCAACACCCTTATTTCCGTTTGAGTTGAAGGCAAAGAAATTGAGAGAAACCCTTGCAAAGCAGCCGCTGTATACCTCACCACGATCAATGATTGGCTTTACATTCTTGTCCACAATCTGTGGAGGCGTTTTGCTGTTGGCATTGATGAAGTAATGTCCTTTATAAGCCTCATCGTCACGCTCCACATCCCCATCACGCAGAGGAATCTTAATTGCGGCCTTATTAGGCTTCTTGCCACCAAACTTTGCGATACCTTCCTCGATAGCGGCATCAATTGCAGCATTTACTGCGTTAATGGTTTCTGTATCGTCCTTTGGGATGAGTACAGATACACTGTACTTTTCAGCACCACCATTCACGGAAACAGGCTCCCATCCGTGGAAGTAAGAGAGTCTTGTATTTACACCTGTAATAACCTTTGTAATATTGTTCTTCATATTGATCAATCCTCCATAATTTCATTAAATTCATTTTTTGCACTCGTTACGTTCATAGTCACTCTTTTATCTGTTTTAGGAACAAGAGTTGGCTTGCCCGGTGGTTTTACTACGAGGTCACCAAGTATTTCCTCAAATTTGGTTTTGCCCATCAGCTTTTGCATCTCGGTCAAAGGAATAAGGCTCTTACGGTAAATATCCTTATATCCACTCTCTACAGCTTTTTGAGCTACAGTATCTTCATCTTTGTACTTACGAACTGAGCGACCTTCTACAACTTTAAAACCACTCCACTCTTTCCCATGGTTAACTGCTGCATCTGTGGCATAAGCAGTTATTTCATTGGCCCACTTCGTGAGATCAGGAATAATGTTTAGAATTTCTTCAATCTCACTATCTGTAAGCAGTGGCGGCATCTTAAACTCATTCTGGGCCAGTTTGAGCTTTTCATCAGCTCTTGCACGGCATTTTTGAGAATGATATTATTGGCCACTATGAAGGTTTCCAAAAGAAAATCGCCAGCAACCATGGTGATCCTCGCCACTGATTTTCTAGGCATGGTAAGAGCATGGATTCTTTCAGGGCTGACGTTAAAAAGCTGCTGACCGTTCCCGAATCAGAGACTAAAAAGCTTTATAAGGTTCAGGTCGGTGCTTACAGCGTTAAGTCCAATGCTGATGCTATGCTGGCCAAGGTAAAAGCTGCAGGCTTTACAGATGCTTTTATTAAAGCTGAATAATTAACTCTTTGCCGCTAGGTGCTTTTCTTGTACTTAGCGGCATTTTTTTATTTTCAGTACTCAATATGCCCTCTTCTGTCCTGTGAAGGGTGAGAGGGTCTTTTACCCTCCGATTGGAGGTAAACAAATGAAAGCCATCGATACAATTCCTGAAAACACGAATGAGAAAAAACTAATACCACAAGATCAACTTCAGAGAGAATTTGATTATATGAGAGCACAAATGATCCTTGAAAACCTCATTCAAAAAGGACTCATTTCTGAACTTGAGTTTAACAAAATCACGAAACTCAATCGGCAATCTTTCACACCAGCTTTAGCACAGATTATGCCTGAAAATCGTTGCTATTAAATCATTTCAGAGGTAATATGTGACACTACGAGGAGGTGAAAAATTGAAAAAGGTAACCAAAATTAATCAAAATAATCACCAAATACATTCAAAACTTCGTGTAGCGGCCTATTGCAGAGTATCATCAGATTCTGATGACCAGATGATAAGCCTAGATGCTCAGATTAAACATTATGAAGCTTATATCAAAGCAAATCCTGATTGGGAATTTGCCGGGTTATATTACGACGAAGGAATCACAGGAACAAAAAAAGAGAAACGTACTGAATTACTTCGGATGATCTCCGATTGCGAAGATAAGAAAATCGATTTTATTATAACCAAGTCCATCAGTAGGTTTGCTAGAAATACCACGGATTGCTTGGAACTGGTACGAAAGCTAATTGACCTTGGCATCTTCGTGTATTTTGAGAAAGAAAACATCAATACAGGCTCCATGGAAAGCGAACTCATGCTGTCGATCCTAAGTGGGCTGGCCGAAAGTGAGTCTATCTCCATTTCAGAGAATAACAAATGGTCTATACAACGACGCTTCCAAAATGGAACCTATAAGATCTCCTCTCCACCCTATGGCTACGATAACATTAATGGGAAGCTCAAAATCAATGATAAGCAGGCTGAAATTGTTCGCTTTATATTTGCAGAGATTTTATCTGGAAAAGGAACACAGAAAATTGCTGATGATTTGAACAGGCGTGAAGTCCCAACCAAAAGAGGTGGTAAATGGAGATCATCTACGATTCGTGGAATGGCTAGCAATGAAAAGTACACCGGTGATACTATTTTCCAGAAAACCTATACTGACAGCTCCTTTAATAGACACATCAACAATGGTGAGAAAGACCAGTACCTTATTAAGGAGCATCATGAAGCTCTCATTAGTCATAAAGAATTTGAAGCTGCACAGGCTATTATAGAGCAACGTGGAAGAGAAAAAGGTATAAAGAAAAACACCTCTAAATATCTTAACCGCTACTCCTTTTCAGGAAGAATCATTTGTGGTGAGTGCGGTGGGAAATTTAAGCGGAGAGTCATTTCCTCTGGAAAACACAAAGTCAAATGGTCTTGCTCTACTCACATTTCAGACATCGATAATTGCTCGATGAAACCTATACCCGAGAATCAAATCGAATACGCCTTTATCACGATGATGAATAAGCTCATCTTTGGCCATAAGATGATTCTGAAGCCCCTACTGGATAGCCTTATCGGAATGAATTCTGAAGATAGCCTCTCAAATATTCTAGCGATTGATAAGAAAATTGAAGAAAATAGAGAACAGCAAAATGTTCTCAGTGAGCTTAGAACCAAAGGTTATCTTGATCCAGCAGTTTATAAAAAAGGAAGCAATGATCTATTGCATGAATTAGAACGCCTAAAGCAGCAAAAACAGTCTTTAATGCGACTGCTAAATAGCGACGATGAGATTCAAAAAGTTGTAAATGAGCTCTTGAAGTTTACAACAAAATCCCCGATGCTATTGGGTTTTGACAGTAATGTTTTTGAACGATTTGTAGATTACGTTATTGTGTTCTCAAGAGAAGAAATAGGATTTGAATTGAAATGCGGAATAACACTGAAAGAAAGGTTGGTGATCTGAATGGGACACACACCCTATGGTTACAAAATTGAAAATGGTAAAGCTGTAGTAGATGAAGAAAAATCAAAACAAATAAAGTTGCTTTTTGAAGCTTATGTATCTGGTGATTCACTGGTAAATGCTGCAAAGAAAGCAGGCATTAAAACCTTTCATGCTGGAATCGGAAACATCCTGAAAAACAAAAGGTATAGAGGTGATGACTTTTATCCCGCAATCATTGATAAACCTAGCTTTGAAGCTGCAGAATTAGAGCGCATGAGGCGGGCTGAAAAGCTCGGACGCATTTGGGGAAAGAAAGAAAATAATGGATCTCCACCCCATTCTTTCTTCATCATTGCAAAGGGAAATACAAAGTTTAATGATCCTTTTAGACAGGCTGAATACGCCTACAGTCTGATAGAAATGGAGGTGGATACTAATGGAGCTCAATCCGAATGTAACAGTAATTCCGGCAAGGAAGCATAAACGTAAAAGCCCCGGTGAAGAGAAGCCCAAGTTACGAGTAGCTGCCTACTGCAGAGTGTCTACTGATAGTGATGAGCAGGCCTCAAACTACGAAGCTCAAATTGACCACTACACAGCTTTCATTAGTGGACATCCAGACTGGGAGCTGGCAGGGATATTCGCTGATGACGGAATCTCAGGAACAAACACCAAGAAACGTGAAGAGTTTAATCGCTTAATCGATGAATGTATGGCTGGTAATGTTGATATGGTGATTACAAAATCTATCAGCCGATTTGCCAGAAACACTTTGGATTGCCTGCAGTACATCCGGCAACTAAAGGACAAAAATATTGCAGTATTTTTTGAAAAGGAAAATATCAACTCTATGGATTCTAAGGGTGAGGTTATGCTCACCATCATGGCTTCCCTCGCACAACAAGAGAGTCAGTCACTCAGCCAAAATGTAAAGCTTGGACTTCAATACAGGTACCAACAAGGCGAAATTCAAGTGAACTGCAAATGGTTTCTAGGGTACACCAAGGATGAAAACAAGAAACTGGTTATTGTTCCAGAAGAAGCTGAGATCGTAAAACGCATTTATAGAGAGTACCTCGAAGGGGCCAGCATGCTAAAGATTGCCCGAGGACTTGAGGCTGATGGCATCAAGAATGGTGCCGGGCGCGACAAATGGCACACCAGCAACATCAATCAAATCCTCCGGAATGAAAAATACATCGGTGATGCACTCCTTCAGAAAACTTACACCGTGGACTTCCTTACAAAAAAGCGAGTTAAAAACAACGGTCTTGTCCCCCAGTACTATGTAGAAAACAGCCATGAAGCCATTATCCCGCGTGAAATTTTCATGCAGGTCCAGGAGGAACTGATAAGACGGCGGATCGTCCATACCAGTCCAAATGGTAAAAAGAGGACCTACAGCAGCAACCACTGCTTTTCAAACATGATCATCTGTGGTGGCTGCGGTGAGTTTTACCGCAGGATTCACTGGAACAACCGTGGTAAAAAATCGGTTGTCTGGCGCTGCATCAGCAGGCTTGAAAACACCAGCCTTTTCTGCGATGCCCGCACGGTACCGGAAAGCCAAATCGAGCAGGTACTGGTTGCTGTAATCAACAAGACGCTCTGCGGAAAGAACGATTTCCTCGTCACCCTGCAGAATAATATCGAAGCCGTTCTATGTTGCAGCAATGATCAGACGCTGGAAAACATTGATAAGCGGCTGTCAGAACTGCAATCCGAGCTTTTATCACTGGCGAGCTCCAAGGCCGACTACGAGAAGGTTGGCAATGAAATTTATCGCCTTCGAGATGAAAAGCAGAAGCTTCAACTGGAAAGCGCCGGGCGGGATGAAGTGAAAAAACGGATTTCAGACATGGACACGTTCCTCAGGGGACAGCCGACCGGCGTGACTGAATATGACGAGATGATTGTCCGGCGGCTTATTGAAAAAGTCACTATCCACGAGGACAACTTCACCGTGGGATTCAAATCCGGCGTGACGGTTGATGTGGAATTGTAAGTAAAAAAAGACACTCTACTCCATTATGGTAGGGTGTCCTTTCTAAATATTATGCATCTGTTCTCACGATGAAATATCGCCTTTAACAAATTCAAGTATCGTACAC